ACGTTCTTAGATATGACGTATCTGAAGGACAGGTATTTAGAACCTATGACGTTATAACTAAATACGATAGTGGAACTGCTTATCTTTGGGATAAAGTAAACCACTCTTATACCTTCAACAATATAGATTCATTAGATTTAGACATTGTATATCTCTACCCATTTGAAAATATTCCAATGGTATTTAGAAGGTACATAACACAACGAGCAGGAGTAAAGGCTGCAACCCAATTAGTTTCCAATTCAGAATTAGTACAGCTTCTACAAAGTCAAGAAGCATTAGCTAGAGCTGGGATTATGGAATATGAATGTAACCAAGGTGATCATTCCTTTATGGGTTGGCCGGACGAAAGTGCTTATAGATCATATCAACCATACAGAGGATTGAGGCGTACTTAATGGCATCAGTAACACAGACTATACCTACTCTTTGGGGTGGTGTATCACAACAATCAGACGAATTAAAACTACCGGGACAAGTTAATAAGGCTTTAAATGTGTTACCTGACGTTACACAAGGTTTAAACAAAAGACCCGGTAGTCGATTAGTTGGTGGAAATATAACTGGTTTACAAAAACCAATGTTTATAAGTGATGGAACTAAATGGTTTCATTACTACAGAGATAAAACAGAACAGTACATAGGAAGAATTGATTTAACTACTGGGGATATAAAAATGTTTCTATGTAGTGATGGTTCAGAAAAGACAGTTGTTTTTGATCCTACTGATGAAACTGCAATTAAAAATTATTTAAAACAGCAGAAAAGTGTAAGTGATGAATATATAAGTTATGGGACTATGGGTTTTCGAGGATCTATGAGTAACTCTAATAATGTAACGATTACTCTAAGAGATGAAAACCAGACAAATATAATGCACGATTTAAAAGTAGGAGATGTAATACAATATTCTGATACTCATTTAACTTCTGCTCAATTTGAGAATGCAACAATAACCGCAGTATCTACCTATCAGATAAGTTTTCAATTAAGTAATAATAGAACTGTACCCGCACTTGCAACTGTACAAGTAAGAAAACTAAAGAATACTGATATTATTCCAAGTGATATACAGACATTAACTCTTAACGATAATACTTTTATATGTAATAGAAATAAGACTGTGGCTATGGATAATACAGTTGCCCCAGTCAGACCACCTGAAGCAATCATTGAATTAAAACAAGTTAAATATGCCAGTCAGTATTCAGTTAATTTATTTGATACAGAAACTACACAAGATGTTCGTACTATTACAAGAATAGATGTTGAAAAAACAGATACAGATGAGTCAGATACATGCCCACATGTAGATACACAAATCTTTAATCTTCAAGGATTTCGATTAAGTGCTGGTGGAGTTGTACCTATAACTGGAAGTTTTACTGATTCTGTCTGGAGTACCGCAGATGGTGTTTATAGTAATGTTACCCATTCGATAAATAACAGCGGTGATGTTCCACTTCTTTCTTCTTATGCTGAAGAGAAACTGACTTTAAACAAATTAGCAGCATTTAACAATGACCATGCTCAGGACACTCAAGAAACAAACAATACACTTGATAGTGGAACTCAGAACGAAGAATATTTTTTAGAAAATACCGGATCAGGACATCATGCTAGTGGTGTAGATTCACAATTTACTAAGTACTTTAAACTTAAAAATACTACTACTGGTGATACTTTAATATCTGAACAAGTAACTGGATCTGGTAGCAACCATGGTACTGACAATATTTATGACGACGTTGTTAATGCTATTAAGAATGCAAATACTGCACATGTAATTCCAAGTTATTCAAATACTGCTCCAGCACATACACGCGGTGGAGTAACTATTGCTGCTGCTGCTGTTTCAGAAAATCAATATACAACTAAAAAATATTCAGAGTTACCATTCACTATTGAACATACTTCTGGTTCAAACACTGTTACTTTAAAATATAAAAATACTAATACAATTACTGCTGGACAGTGGGTACTTACAAGATGTAATGCACCTACTGGAAGTCTTGCTACTGGTCGTCCTACTACTACTCACCCTAGTAGTGCATCAGATCCAACTTGGGAAGAATATGGTAGAGACAGACCTTTTCAACTTTATGTTGAATCTACTGATGGATCATATTCTGGTCACAAATCAACATTAGTTAGACAAGGTGGATCTCTTTCAAATGGTATTGTAGAAGACCTTTACTTTAGAGTAACTACAACTGGACAGTCAGTTGCAACTGGAGCTTCAGATTCCATTACATATAAATGTAGATATACAACTACTTACGATTTACTTTTTGGTGGATCTGGTTGGAATACTGGAGATACATTTACCATCAGTATGAAGTCTGGAAGTTTATACACAATTACAGTACAAGAAACCAGTACTGCAAAAATACAAGCAAATCTTGGACTGATACGACCGACCCCAACCGCTTTTGATAGTAAGACAGTAGTTACAGCTGAATCTATATTAGGTGCACTAAGAACTGAAATAGCAGCCACCAGTGCTTTTGCTGATGCTGATGTAGAAATTATTGGTAATTCACTTTATTTAACTAGATCAACAGCTTCAGGTGTATTTAATATAAGTACTCCAGTAGGAGAACTTCTTAATGTATTAACTAATGAAGTACAAGATATAGCTGACCTTCCAAATCAATGTAAGCATGGCTATGTAGTTAAGGTAACTAACAGTGCAGCTGATGAAGACGATTACTTTTTAAAGTTTGTTGGTAAACAAAAAGATGATGGTACATTCTTAGATGGAGATGGTGTTTGGGAAGAATGTCCTGAACCGGGAAGAAAAATTAGGTTTGATTACTCAACTATGCCTGTTGTTCTTGTACGTACATCAGATGGTAACTTTAGAGTAAGTCAACTTGATGGATCTACCTATTCTATTGGAGGAGTAACTCAACCCGCTATTGATCAATGGGAAGATTGTCCAGTAGGTAGTTCAATAACAGCACCTGAGCCTTCATTCGTTGGTCATACAATAAATAATTTAATTTTCTTTAGAAATAGGTTAGCGTTATTAAGTGATGAAAATATAATTTTATCCAGACCGGGAGACTTCTTTCACTTCTGGCCGAAGTCAGCTATTACATTTTCTCAAGGTGACAATATTGATTTAGCAGTTAGTTCGGAATATCCAGCAACTATTTATGATGCTATTCCTGTTAATACTGGTTTAATACTATTCACTCCAAATAAGCAATTTATGCTTACAACTGATAGTGATTTATTAACAGCTCAAACAGCTAAGATTAATTCCATATCAAGTTACAACTATAACTACGAAACAAATCCTTTTTCATTAGGCACAACAATTGGCTTTATGGATAATGCAGGAGCCTTTTCTAGGTTCTTTGAAATGACTTCTGTTTTAAGAGAAGGTGAACCAGAAGTTATAGAAAATACTAAAGTAGTACCTAAGTTTTTACCTAAAGAATTAAATTTAGTAGCAGACAGTAGAGAAAATACAACACTGTTTTTTGGTGTTAAAAATACTGACACTTTATTTGGCTATAGATACTTAACATCTACTGAAAAAAGAATACAGTCAGCATGGTTTGAATGGAAACTATCAGGACGTATTCAATATGTATGTATGTTAGATGATTCTTGTTATGTAGTTATTGAAGACGTAGCTTCTACTGCTTCTAATTTTCCCGCTAATAGTGCTGGACTACAAACTATACAAAGGTTTGATTTAGTGCAGGATGATGACGTTCAACAAAGCTTTGGAACATCAATTCAAGCCAAATATACTCCTTTAATAACGGGAACAGACGACAGAGGGACTACAGATACAAGTGACGATAGAAAGTTTACTATTCATCTTGATAATGCTGCTGTACCAAGAAGTAGTATGAGCTATAACTCAACTACAGGGTTAACTACTTTTACTACGGTTTCCGGTTTTAATAATAGAGTAGCTCCAATAGCTGCCATCCAAATAACAGATACTACAAATGTAAAGTTAGGAAAGTTTTCTTTAGCAACTTATGACAGTGTTAATAATGCTGGTCTAAGAACATATAACTATACTCTTGTAGGTGAGTTTACAGATATTGTTTACGGTTACTTATATGACATGGAAGTACTATTTCCTAACTTCTTTGTTCAAGCACAAACTGGACAAGGTGGTTATAGATCAGATAGACATGCTTCCTTAGTAATACATAGATCAAAGTTAAGCTTTAGTGAAATTGGTGAATGTAAAACAATACTGAAACGTTTAGGTAAATCTGATTTTACACAAACTCATGCAGCTATTCAGGGAGGAACTGATGCTTCTGGAATAGATATAGATGAAGTAAGGACTATACCAATATATGAAAAAAATACAAACTGTACATTAACAGTTAAATCAACTCACCCAACTCCTACCCGATTACAGTCATTGTCATGGGAAGGGGATTACACCAATAAATTTTATAGACGTGTCTAAATATATACATGAAGCAACATTGGAAGCTGCCCTAGAGGTGGCTTCTAATTTATTACCAGACGACCGTAGAGAAGTTGTAGAGGGTCATGGACATGATCCTGTTGTAGCAATACCACAATGCTCAGAGTATGGAGAAAGTGTTTACTTTACCGTACCTAACGGAGAATTAGCAGGAGTAGCAGGAGTAGAAAAAGACGGCAGAATCTGGATGCTGTGTACCCCCGCTATTCGCAAGTACCCACTAACTTTTGCTAGAGAAGCAA